GTACTGGCTCACTAGGATTTAATTTATCAACAGGCATACGATCATCTTTAGCAAAACTTGTTCTTCTAAATGCTATTGCTGGTGTTATAATCTTTTGTTTTACATCCCTAAGATAACCATCTTTTTGTATTGATTTCCACCTTTCAGAATTCGCATATATTACTGGAACCTTAATTTGCTCTCCAGCAACTTTCACAACTGGCTTAATAACATTTTCAAAATAATAAAATAATGCAGAATCAATTTCTAAAAGACCGATTGAAAAATTTGAAGTTTTATCTTTTAATCTAGAGACGTCCTCTCCTCTATTTCTTTTATCTGCATCTGTTTGTATATTCGCAGGAATAATCTTGGCCATAATTACTACCTCAGCCTTTCAATATTTAATCTAGATGGTTCTGTCAAATAAGCAGTTATAACTACAGAATGATTGTTTTCTTGCATTCCTCCTATCAATTGATTTTCATTTAAGGCATTTATTTCCCAATATGAAGAATTCCAATCTATCACATCTCCAATATCTGGAACAAAATTATTTGCGTCTATCAATGATTGTCTAAGAAATGAAAATGTTCCATTTTGCATTTGATCAGGACCGAACTCAGTGGTCTCAAAATCAAAATCTTCTGCTTCTATGAGGCATGCTAATTTGACACCATTTCGATATGTTCTACCAGATGAAGCCTCACCATAAAAATTTACTTCTGTTTCATAAACAGAGACCTTATAGATTACAACTTCTTGATTGATAATCCCTGTTTTGCTATTTATAGGATCACCTAAAAGCTCTTTGTTAACTGTATCAAAAAAATTTAAATCTCTTGATCTTATAAATCTTCCGGGCATTGTCTTATCCTACATAAATATTAAGTGGTACTTTGTTAAGTTTTTCTTGTAGTCGCATACTTTCTTCGCTATCTGTCTCCATTAGCACACGTCTGCTAGTTTGTTCTAGTGTTTCTCTTAATTCTGAGATAAGTAATTCTTTATCTGATGCTGCCTCTGATCTAAGTGTCTCCCCATCCATTGTAAATTCAGAACCAGGTATGGGTATTGATCCAAATTTACTTCTAATATTACCCAAAAGTTCTTTACATAATACTAATCCATATTTTCTAATCCACTGCCTACCTACATCATTGATAAATTGATATTCCATATTATCATAGGGTGCATTAGAATAATCTGAAATTACATTTGCCTGCTCGCCACTTCCTGTTATTAATGTATTATTTCTTTCAGAAGTTAGTATATAGTCAAAATATAATTTGTGATTTGTGGTTGGCTTAGGGAATAGTCTTAATTTATTATTAATTAGTGTAAATGAATATTGAGATTTCCTTACCATATCATTAAACTCTATAGATTGTATTCTCAATAAATCTTCAAATACTGGCATTAAAGTAAAAGATACGCCAGGTGAATAGTCACCGAAGCCAAATGATTGAAGAAAATTTGCAGTATTAAATCCTGTAGTTGCATAGGGATCATAATATTTGTTTACTGCTGGTGTGCTATCATGATAAACTTTCTTAATTTCCATAGCAGCACCTGATTCAGATGCAGCACCATATAAAGCGTTAAGATCGTATTCTTGAGTACCTGACTTTGCACTAATACTTCCTTTTTTCCAGTCAATGAAACCGCCGGCTCCTGCCTCAGTTCCGTATTGTTGACTTAAAAATATAGTCCTACCCATTGTTGGTGTTACTTTTTTACCAGATAAATTTGATCCTGTTGGCTGTCCTTGTAAGTGCAGTAGATTATCTCTTATATTAAACTGATTAACTTGAGAGCTATATTCAGTAACTGCTTCTTCAAAACAAGCATAAAAAGACCCAGATTGCATTTCAACGTCGACAATAGGGTAACCTAGCCTTCTTGCAGACCAGTCTGCAAATTTATCTATTGATGTTGTAAAGTCACTATCAGTATCATAAAACCCATAAGGAGTATTACCTGCTGAAAATGAACTACTTCCTTGCCATATTGGTACAGCCATATTTTATTCTCCAATTAGAAATGTTTCTTTCCTTTTATAAATATCAAAGAAATCATAATAGTATAACGAAATAAAAAAGGGGCCCAAAAAGAGCCCCTTTAATAGATTGCAAGTAAGACTAGTTATTAAACTTGGTCTGTATTTGCGACGTTTACTAAGCCATAGAACTCTGGTCTTACCATTTTCTTAGCATAGCGCGTCATTACACCACGACGTGGAGTAAAGTTGGTTGGATCATAAACAACCGGTGTCAAGATCATAGGCACGTAAGGTGCATATACAGCGCCAGTTTCTAAGAACTGAGCACCCCTGAATCCCAAGAGGATTTGATCATCTTGTAGATAAGGGTTCTTGTACACGTTAAAGCGGTTTGTTAATGAACCAATCTTTTGAACGCCCATTGCGTAAGATTTGGTTACGTCTGCATCAGAATCTGAAGAAAATCCAGGAATTACTTCAATGATAGTAGCAACCTCAGGACTTACGACCATAAAGTTTGCACCACCACGAAGAGTTTTCTTATGGATTGCATTAGAAACTGACTGACACTTATGACCAAGGGTTTGATACCATTCGCCTTTAGTGTATGAAGATGCAACAGCGGTAAGATCTTGATATGAATTAGTATCATACTGATAATCGAATCCTACTTTTGCACTCCAGTTTTCAGTCTTAGCTGAAGCATTTTGTTTCAACATGTCAACGATTTCCATATCAATTTCCATTGATACGTACTCAGACAACATAGAAGTCAATTCTGCTTCTGCATCCACAGCGTGGTATGCGTTAAGATCTTGAGCAAGCTCAGGAGTCCAGATAGCTTTCAATTTACGAGTCTTTGCAGTAATCGCAACAGATTTCATCTGGATATCTACTTCTGGAATACCAGCATTAGCTTCTTCAGGATTAGTTCCTTCAGCAGCTGATACAGATTCAAAGTCACCACGAGTGGTGTCAGTTGGTGCCAAATGGTACCATAGATGCCATTCATCATTACCAGAACTACCTTCAGCACCTGAACCAGATACAATCATAGTGACTGTATTTCCGGAAACAGATGTAAATGCAGGGTAAATTGCATGAACATTTGAGCCAGTTATAGCCCATGCTCTTGCACCATCTTTATCAGAACCCGGAGGTGCATCAAAAGTGATCTTTTTTAAGAGTTCGGCTGCTGCCGATGCACTTAATGCTGAATCATGACGTACGTCAGCAACAGATGCTGTTGCGAACGTTTCATTCGCTGTGGTTGTTTCTTGATCATTGATCGAGTATCCCCACTTGCCGCCGCCATAAAAGCCGCCAGCTGGATCGCCAGAGCTGGAAGTATCACCGTGAAGGTCTGAACCTTTCGCGTGTAATTTTCCGCCTTGCATAGTTGAACCATACTTGAAGTCTAGATAAAAAATCAGACCAGACGGTAGGTTCATAGGTTGTACAGATACAAATTCCTGTGCAGAAAGTTCAGCAAAAATTCTACGGACTAATGGAAGGGCTACGCCACTCCATTGTTCCTGATTTGCATTTTGTCCTGCTTGTGAAGCTTCGTCGATAAGTTGTTTTGCTTGGTTTTCAAGCAATACTGCCATACCGGATGTTTCACTCTCATTTTTAAGTCCTTCGAGTAAGCCTGTTGGGGCCCATTTGGTGACCAATTTACGAGAGGAAGACAGAAGCTCATTGTGAGGATTGTACCCACCCATTACGTCTTTGAGTTGTGAATTGTAATTAGACACAATGTTTCTCCTTTAAATAATGTTAGCTAATTTCTTCATGCGGGCTTTAAAGTCCACATGTTCACCGATGATAGGTATTCTACCTTTGGTAGAAGCTACAGCTTTTGAAGCTTTGCTCTTTGTACGAGCTGATTCATTAACAGGTTTACGTTTCATAGATTCAGCAAATGTAGTATAAACAAGTTTAACTTCGCGTACGTTAGCAGCTCTGTCAAATTGTTCAATAACTTTCATTTTTTGTTCTTGTGAAACATTTCTGCTTCTAAATAGCTTATTCGTATAAAGAAGTTTTGCGTTAAGAAGGTTTACTTCTGACAACTTTTCCTTCAAATACTGTACTGTTTGCTTATACTCTGCGAGTTCAGCACGTACAGATTCCATTTCAGGTTCAGGTGCAGGAGCTTCTTCCTCCTCTTCTTCTTCATCGCCTTCTTCAGATAATGCTTTGATAATTGCTTCAAGATCAAGTTCTTCTTCTTCACCAGGCTCTTCGTCAGCGGGTTCTTCAGGGGCAGGAGCTTCAGGAGCTTCTTCCTCTTCTTCACCTTCTTCGCCTTCTTCGCCTAGAGCCATTTCAGCTTCAAGTTCACGTAGTACTTCTTCAAGATCTACGTCATCATCAGCCATTGCCTCAGGTTCTTCGTCTTCGTCTTCCATATCAGGGACAGGAGCTTCTTCTTCTCCGTCTTCTTCACTGAAAGGGTTAGCATTTTCACCTACAGCTTGATCAGGAGCCTCTTCAGACTCATCATCTTCATCGCCTGCAGCAGAAGGTGAACCTTCTTCTTCAGGGCCTTGACCATCGTCATCATTAGACGCATCACTTGGTTTCTTGTTATCAGCTTTACCAATACCTGAAGAGTCCATTTTTTCTTCTACGGAATCATCCGCAGCAAATGGGTCTTCTTCCTCGCCGGCTTCATCACCAGCATCGGCTTCCTCTTCCTCGTTTTCCATTTCAGCTTGTAGCTTTTTGGAAAGCATTGATTTCAGATGAGGTGTAAAGGCTTCTTCGAGGGCTAGTTTTGCATTTGCTAGCGCAGTTTCGCGTACAGCTTTTGCGTCAGCAATTGCTTCTTGTAATAGTTTATCCATAAGGATTCTCCTCTTAGAGGTTTACATTTTGTATAGTTATTAAGGAACTATAATCAGATTTGATTAATTCGAAACACTCAACGAATGTGAGTGCATTTATATTTTTTATAAATATATGAAATATATTTTAAAGTTCAGCTTTTTTTGAACGAATTTGAGCACGACGTCTTGCCTTAGCATTTCTATCTCGTTTTATTGCTGAAGGTTTAAGATAAAATTGTCGTTGTTGTAACTCATGTAGTATTCCTGCATCTTTAACTTTACGTTTAAATTTACGTAATGCCCATTCTATTTTGTTATCTATAACCTTGACTTGTATTGCCATTTATTCCTCTTCTTTTTCGTCACCATCATGGCGATATGATTTAGCTTCTTCTTGCGCATCATTTATTGCAAAATAACGATTTAGAATTGTGCCCATATCTTCATATAGCGCAGCCATTCTATCTTGTAATGCTTGAGCTTCAGTTGCAATTTTAGAAAATGATCCTGCCTGTTTTTTAAGATCATTCATATTTCTTTGCACAGTCACTCTATCAAACCATTCAGAAGCTTCTTCTACAACATGCTTTTGTGATGCCTCTGCTATTTCTTTAAAAATATGACCAACTTCTGCTAAATTATGTTTTTTATAGATTGACGGACCATAAGTCTGGAATTCTGCTACAGTTTTGATAAGATCATCCCTACTCATAAG